TGGTACCGGGTCGATGACGTGGTGCTGAGCGGCATTTCGACCCTGCAGCAGCAGCCGGTGCCGGAGCCGGCCAGCTGGGCGCTGCTGGCCGGCGGGCTGGCGCTGCTGCGTCGACGCCTGCACGGCTAGGGCACGCGCACGTGCATGTGCGTGACCACCTCGGTCGTTTCGGACGAAGCGGCCGGGCCGGGGCTGTAGCCGGCCGACTTGGTGGGCACGAACATGTTGATCGCGTTGTAGTCCTGCACGCTGCCCGAGCGGTCATCCGGGATGAAGGGGATGAAGCCCGAGGCGCGCGTGCCCCAGGCGGTCGACAGCGAGGTGTTGGAGTTGATGCCCTCGCAGCAGGCGCGCGCATAGCCGGTGAAGGTCGCCGTCACGCCCGAGGTGGGCACGCTCTCCAGCACGATGGTGCCGGTGCCGGTGGCCGGGTTGTAGGTGCCCCAGGTGAGGATGCGCGACGGTGCCGACAGCGCCGTGGACTTCACGATCATGCCCACGTAGGGGTGGCCGGTCGTGTTGGAGTTCACCGTCACGGTCTGCGACGGGCTGCCGTTGGTGGTGACCGAGCCGGTCCAGGTCTGGTTCTCCAGGAACTTGCACAGGTTGAGTTCCTGCGAGCTGGCGCCCGGCACGTTGTGCACCAGGTAGATGGCGCCGTTGCCCAGCTGGCACACCGTGTGGTAGTTGTTGCCCTTGTTGGTGGCCTCGCTGAACAGCTCGCGGTCGTAGACCCGATCGAGCTTGGTCGTCACCTTCAGCATGCGCAGCGACACCGGCGAGGTGGCCGCGCTGATGAAGCCGGTGACGGTCTGCACGTGGCGCACCTGCACGTAGGGGATCAGCACCTTGCCGTCGGCCAGCAGGATGGCGCCGAAGAACCGCTTCTGGATCGCGGCCACCTGGTTGGCCTCGTCGACCGCCTGCAGGCGCACGTTGGTGCCGGCGGCCGTGGTGGTGGCTGCCGTGCTGCCGGTGGCCGTGGTCACCAGCGGCACCGTCGAGCCGATGGCCCCCGGGGTGCCGGTCCACACCGCGCCCTGCTGGATGTAGCAGCCGGCCGGGATGCCGGTGGCATTGCGATCGATCGAGGTCACCTTCATGCCGGCGCGCAGGCTGCCCTGCTCGATCGAGTCGATCGTCAGCGTGGCGCTGGCGCCGTTGGTGTAGGTGCCGCGGAAGATGCACGGGTACGACAGGTTGCGCTGACGCGACGTCAGGTAGGTGATCGGGATGTTGTCGCGCGTGCGCCGGTTGAAGACCCAGCCGCCGATGGCGTCGAAGTTGTAGCGCCCGCTCAGCACCGTGCCGTTGAGCCCGGTGACGAAATCGCGGTCCTCGTCGATGCGCACGTCGCGCCCGCACACCCCCATGATTTCGTCGGGGTCGCCGTTGACCCCCACAAAGATGATGTCGTAGGCCCAACGCTCGTTGGTGTACTGGATGAACGGCTCGTCGAACTCGAAGCTGTTGGTGCCGCGGTTGAACTTGCCGGTGAGGACGATGCGCAGCTGCTCGAGCGTTTCGGTGGCGCGCGAGGCCGAGCTGCCGGGCTGCTGCTGCAGCGGCTGCACCAGGCAGAACAGGCCGTCGGCGCCGATGCCGCCGCGGATGTACGGGTTGGTGCTGATGCCTTCGAGGAAGCCGTAATACTGCGGCAGCTGGTAGGTGCTGCCCAGCTGGGTCGGCGCGGTGTTGTCGCTCTTGGGATCGAACGCCTTGCAGTTGAGCGTCCAGTCGCCCGAGCTGCCCACCCCACTGAAGTACAGGATCGCCTCGCCCTGGCCGTCCAGGCCGCGGTCGCGCAGCAGGATGTTGTAGTTCAGCGAACCGGCCTGGGTGTCGAGCACGGTCCAGGTGCTGGTGTTGGTGCCGCCACCGGCTTCCGAATAGATCAGCTTCTCGTCGGTGCTGCCGCCCTGGGTGTAGCGGAAGAACTGCCGCCCGCTGGTGCTCTGCACCACCGACTCCACGCCGTTGCCGGCCCAGTTGAGCGACGAGCCCATGGCGTCGCTGACGATGGCGCGCGTGAAGTCCACCGTCAGCGCCGACACCGAGGTCTCGGCCGGGCGCGTGGCCTCGGGCGCCGGGCGCTGGTACTCGGACAGCGCGCGGTAGGCGTCGGCCGCGGCGAACATCACGTAGCAGCGCTTGTTGCCGGCGGCGAAGTCATCGATCTTGGCGCCGGTGCTGGAGGCCACGAAGCGCTTGCGCGTGATGACGTTGCTGCTGCTGTAGGTCCACAGCGACAGCTCCCACTTGCCGTTTTCCTTGCCCTGCGAGTCCACCTCGGCGATGCGCATGAACACCTCGTTGCCCACGGCCATGCCCGCCGACTGCGGCGTGCGGTGGCCCTGCAGCGGGGTGGTGCTGAGGGTGAAGGGGCTGCCGGTGCTGGCGGTGGTGGTGCCGCAGGCGTCCGCGAAGAAGCGCATGGGGTGAGGCTCCGGGTGTCAGGGGCTTCAGGGGTTGGGCGCGGTGAGCGTCTTGGCGGTGATCTGCACCTGCTGGCCGCTGGCGATGTTGGTGTTGTCCAGCGTCATTTCGCTGCCGATGTCGCCCTGCTCGTGGCAGGTGGTGCCGGCGTTGTTGACCACGCGGTAGTAGCCGGCCACGCCGTTGGCCAGGCCGGTGGTCGACCACGGGCCGTTGGCCAGCGCCTTGGAGCCGGAGGCCGCGGCCGAATAGAAGTCGGCCGGCAGCGTCATTTCGGCCAGCTTGGTGCCGGTGGCCGCGGCCGCGCAGGTGGCCGGCGAGCTGCCGGACCAGATTTGCAGCTTCGGCTGCGCAGCGGTGCCGGAGACCGACCCGCCGGAGCCGGTGCCCGCGGCCAGGGTCTGGCCGTTGCAGCTGATTTCGAGCGATTCGAGGATGTGGTTGCGGGCGGTGTCGGACAGGCGCAGCGTCATGTGTGCTCCTAGAAGGTCGGGGGACCGTTGCGGGTCAGGCGGGAGCCGTGGCCGCGCATTTCGTTGAAGGCGGCGCGGCCGATGGCGTCTTCGAAGCGGCCGGCCTCGGTGAGGGCCTTGGAGCTGTCGCGCCAGGCGGTGTTGGACAGGTCCAGCAGGTGCGACAGCGCACCGGCGGCGATGGCGCGCACGTGCTGCAGGCCCACGTCGTCGTCCAGGCCCTCGGCGTCCTCGCTCGGCTTGAGCGTGACGTCCAGCGTCACCACCGTGCCCACGTCGGGCCACGGGTACAGCTGCAGCTCCTGGCGGTCGTCGGTCCAGGCCTCGCGGCCGCTCCAGTTGCGGCGCTGCGCGCGCAGGGCGTTCTTGCGGTCGCGCACCGTGTACTCGAGCTCGCCGACCATCACGCACTGCAGCCGCGCCACCTCCTGGCCCTCGTCCAGCGGCAAGGCGATGGCGGTCTGCCCGGCCACCACGGTGAGCGGGTCGAGCGTGCGGGTCCAGCAGCCGGTACGGCGGCAGAACTCGATGGCCGCGGCGCGCACGTACTGCGTCAGCAGCGGCTCGGGCGCGCCGGGGCACTGCGGCGCGACGTAGGCGAAGAACTCATCCCAGGTCACGCTGCAGCTCCAGGCGGCGCCGGCGCGAAGGGCAGGCGCTTCAGGTTGGGGTTGTGGCCGGTGAGCACCTCGGCCTTGCCGTTGATGGCGCTGGTGAACAGGGCCGCGAAGAACGCCGCCTTGCCGCCGTCAGCCCACTCGCACTCCTTCATGTGGGCGCGCGCGACCACGTAATGCACCACCTCGTCGATGTACTCGTCGGGCACGCTGAGCGTGGTGGCGTTGCTGCCGGCGCTGGTGTAGTCCTCGGTGCCGACGTTGGGCACCTTGATGGGCTGGATGCACCAGCGGATGCGCGCCCACACGGTGGCGCTGGCCTTCACCGGCGGGTCGACCTGGAAGTAGCGCGGGCTCTCCGGGTCGTGGCCCCAGGCCTTGATGAGGCTGCCGCCGTAGGCCTGCAGGCGCCAGTCGGGGGCCACGCCATCCTGGGCGCGCATGTCGACCGGGCCGCGGATGGCGCGCCCTTCGGTCAGGCCGTCGCTGCCCATGTTGCACAGCACGCCCAGCAGCAGGTTGCCGTTGAGCGTCACGCCCGGGCTGCTGCCGTCGAACTGCTTGATGTCGGCCGAGGCCACGGCGTCGATCGACTGCAGGCTGCCGGTCTTGAGCTTGATGGCGTCGATGCGCGAGGTGGCCTGCGGCAGGTACTTGGCGATCGCCGCCTGGGCGTCGTTGAGCCAGTCGATCAGCTCCACCTGGCCCCAGCGCTTGAACTGCGGCGCGGTGTCCAGCAGCAGGGTCGATACCCGCCGCAAGGCCTCGCGGACGAGGATCGACGCGGCCATGGGTTACGCCTCCGCTTCGGCGTAGTGGTAGGCGCGGATGCGCAGCTGCTGACGCAGCTTGGCGTCGTCCATGCGGTCGGCCTCGCTGCGCGCGATGCCCAGTCGATGCGCCAGCTGCTTGAGCGCTTCGCCGCCGAGTTTCTCGGGGTTCTCGCGGTGGGCGGCCGACAGTGCACGCGCCTGCTCGGGATCGCAGACGAACTGAGGCGGCGGCGCAGCGGCTTGTTGGGCCTGCTGCGCCGCCAGCTCGGCGGCTTGCTGGGCTTGCTTGGCCTTGGCGGCCTTGAAGCCCGGCTTGGGTCCACGTGCGCCCATGGCCGCTTACCCGGCTTAGCTGCCGCTGGCCATGCCGACCGGCACGGGGTAGAACGAGGCGATCATGCCCAGCTTGGCGCCGGCCACGGCGGTAGCCGCGGTGCCCGTGACCTTGAGGCCGATCGAGCGGTCGACGTTGGAGGCGGCCATCAGCGCGCCGGCCTTGGTCATCAGGTCGACGCGATCGCCGCCGGCGTTGCGGCCGAAGGTGGTCAGGCCCGCGCCAAAGGTCTGGTCGCAGGTGCGCGCCGTGGTGCCGTCGTTGCCGACCGTGTTCTGCAGCCACTCGCCGGTGAGCACGCCGACGTCGGCGGCCCAGGTCGGGGTGCCGTTGGAGTCGATGCGGTCGCAGAACACGTGCAGGCCGGCGATGCGGTGGCCCGCCGGCCAGGCCAGCATTTCGATGACGTCGTTGACGGCGATGTTGGCAGCCGTGGTGATGACGTGCTCGGCGACAACCGGCACGACGGCGGAGGCCGACAGCGCGCCCAGCGCGGCAGCGCGCAGGGAGGCCTGGGTGGATTTGCGGAGTGCCATGTGTGTGCTCCTGAAGGGTCCTGTGGGAAGGGCGGTTCAGGGGCCGCGTCAAGCGGCCCCTTGGGGCTCGCTTAGATCGGCGCGGTGAAAGCGTGGTCGACGGTGATCTGGCCGTAGTCCATGCCGTTGAAGGCGGTCTTGTCGGCGCCGAAGATCATTTCGAACACCAGCACCGAGTCGTGGCCGCGGTCATCGGTGTCCTCGTCCAGCGCCACCGTCATGCCGTCGGCCATGCCCTTGGTGCCGTGGGCGATGAAGCCCGCGTTGGCACCCAGGAACAGGGCGCGCGCCGCGTTGATGTTGCCGCCGGCGCCGAAGTCGTTGAACTTCACGCAGGTCTCCATTTCGTCGACCAGCACGCCGTTGAACATGCCCGCGCCGCCCTTGAACAGCTCGGCGTCCTTGCCCACCGAGGCGGTGAGGGCCTTCTGCGCCTCGAACCAGCCCTGCGAGCCGGAGTCGTTGCGGATGTCCTGCATGCCCTCGGGGCAGACGGCGAACAGGTAGACGTCGCGGCCGCCCTTGCGCAGCGGCTGCATCTTGACGGCCTTGTCCGGCTGGCCGCCGAGCATCTTCTTGGCCTTGGTGCGCAGGTTGTTCAGCAGCGCCAGGTTCGGCTTCATGCTGGCGGTCATCGTGGCCTTGGCCACGGTGCCGTCGCCGACCACGTAGTGGGCGGTGTCCGGGGCGCGCAGCGCGTTCGGGTAGCCCGCATACGAGGTATCGAAGTGCTGGATTTCGTCGCCCACGCCGCGCGCGCCGCACAGGTGCATGCAGGTGACTTCCTCGTACAGCTCCTTGATGTACTCGGTGAGCTTTTCGCGGCCCTGCTTCTTCAGGTTGAAGCCCACGCGCGACTGGTCGATGCGCGCGCCGA